CGGTGCGTGGTGTTGAAGGCATTAGATAACTCCCGAAGCCGTTAAAGTGGAAACGCCGGTAATGCGGTTAATCCCTGCAACCGTAACGGTTACAGTGCCAAGCCCGGCGATATTTTGGGTGATGGTGCTGTTTGTGGTAGTCAGGGTGATTGTGGAACTGCCAACGATCTGCACCTGATAGCCCTGAAAGTTCACCGAAGCCACAGGGGTGACTGCCGTTCCTAAGCGGTGGCGCGGCGTCCATGACACGGTTAAATCGTCGCTTACCTTGGACAGCAACAAATCAATCGGCGCGAATTCCAACTGCGACCGGCCTGGCGTGTAGGTTTGCACGTCCGTATCGGACAAGGTGGGGTCTTCGCCGTATGCGGTAGCGCGGTGCGTTAGGCTTTGGCCCAATAGTGCGGAACTGGTTTCGATGAAGTGGGCACCTTCAAGCATGCAGAACCGTTCACCGATCGAATGGCTGGCCACAGTAGTGGCAAGGCGACCGCGCAACAGGTTGGAAAGTTCCCAAATACCCGGCGAAAGTTCGGTGGCGTCTTTGAACTGAATGATTTCATCGCCCACAAGAGCCGCGTTGTAATCTTGCAGCAGTTGGGTTTCGCTGACGCTTTCCAGCGAGGTATCAGGCCCGTATAGCTGAACCGTGATTTTGTTGGTGGTGTCGGTCACGTATTCCGAAGCCGTGCCGGTGGTTTGGGTCAAAATGCCCATCACCGTGCCGGTTCCGGCCGTGTCCACCTGAATATAGTTTGCGCCGGCATCAATCGAGCGTTCAATCACCGCCCCGGCCCAGCCGCCCAATTCACCGGCCGCAATCACGTAATAGCCCAGTCGGTCGTCTTGGTCGATCAGCGCCGGCAGGTTCATGATCTCGAAATAGGTATCGCCCACCGCCGTTGAAACAGGTGGCAGCGGGGTTACCGGCGTCACGCCCGTGGCGGCTGATGCATACGCACTGGTGCGGTCGAATCGGGCCGTTATTTCCAGCACACCATCCACAGTTTCCATGCGTTCAATGCGCACCCGAACCGAGCGCCCGCGATAGGTCAGCAAAACGCAATCGGTGGGCGTCAGCCATGCGTAATTGTCCGGCAGCTTGAACTTCACTTCGCCCATTGCGTCGATCCACGCCACTTTAATCATTTTCGTGGCGATAACGGCGGCTTGGTCTTTGTCAAGATTAACCGGCACTTCCACCGAAACTTCACTGGTCACCCGTAAATCGGGGCTGGTGCGGATGGCGTTGGCCTGTGTTGGCGCGTAGGATAAATCGGGGTTTTGGTAGGACAGGTGCAGTTTTTTCGGAAATTCAATTTCCTGTTCGCGGATGGTTTCTTCGGGAATATCCACCATCACCGTTTCGTCGATGGTGGCCACATTCGCCGCGCCACGTTTCACGAACTTGATTACACCGTCCACTTCCACCGGGTCGAAAAAGTAGGTTTTCTGCAAGCTGCGCAAGGCTTCCGCGCAGGAATACCCGCCGGCCACTACAAAGCCGGTCACGTCGTCGGTTAATTCCGAAACGTCGATTTTGGTGGAATCCACACCGATGCGCTCAGACAGGATTGTTACAATGTCGGAAAGTAACATGGCTGTCCTTACGGGTTCGGGAATTGTGCGGTCGGCGGGGTGAAGTTGCTTGTGTATCTCGGCACGCCTACGGTTAGGCGGGCTTCATCAATGCGGCCTAGGAACGGCAAATAGCCGTCTGCATAATCATTATCCCCAATGTAGAACACCGAGGCTGCGGGAACGCTATCGCCGGTAACATCCACCGATCCTTGCAAAATGCCGTCAACAAAAAACCGTAACGTATTGCCGCCACGTGTTAGCGCCAAGTGATACCACTGCTCTTTGTTCGGGTAAGTGGTATTCCCGAAAATCTCATTCCCGCCATTGACGATTGAGCCTGAAAACCGCCCGTTCGTTCCTGCGGCTTTGTTGTGCCAGATACCGAAGTCATACGCTCCGGTATTGAACCCCATAATCGCGTGGTTTCCTGTTGGCGCGTAAGAAGGCCCAATCCACGCGAAACACTCAAGGCAAAATTCCTGCGTACCTATTGTATTTTCCACAAAATATGGGTCGCCACACACTATCCATGTTTCATTGATTCCGCTTCCGCTGCCGTAAAGAGACCCCGTGCCGAATTTCTTCTGGTCTGTGGTTATGTAGGTGTCCGCAGTGCCTAACCATGTTTTGCCCGTTTCGTCGGTATACACAGTTGAACCGTTTGATCCGTCAAAATGCAGCAGGAACACCACGTTATCGCCACTGCTATCAATGGCCGACGCCAAGCCATTCACCTCAAACCGATATTGCGGAATTGCGCCGCCAAAATCGGTTAAATCCTTATCCTTCCACACCGCATAACACGTTCCCCGATGTGCAGGGGTGTTTCCAACACCGTGCAGAGCTTCCAGTGTTGGGTCTGGTAACTGGCTTTCACCGCCCAGATAGAAGGTAACCTTTTCGGCGAACTTGGCCGAATCGGCTGCAATGGTTGATTCAGGCCGTACGTCGTAAACCAGTTTTTCGTTTTCCCAAACGCGGGAAATCGAAGTGGCTGGCCCTTCGCAAATGCGTATGGCATAGCTCATGTAAACGTGTTCAGTTACCGTTTCAGGCCCGCCCTTGCCCTGCCGTTCCTTTTTCTTTTTGATATTGGGTTCGGAACGGTCGATGATATTTCCGGCCACTGCTGCCACACCGAACACAATCGGACGCGGTACACCGTCGCGGCTGGTTTGCACGGCTAAATCACCAATCTTGGGGCCTTGAATTTGTACTGGGTCAACGGCGTTTCCAATCATGGAACCCAGCGCAAAGCCGAGTTGCGGCATGCCGAAAGCCGAGCCAACCACCGCGCCCGCAATAGTTAAAACTTGCCGTGCCATTATTTATTTACCCTGTAAGTTTCCAAAATAAGCCGTTGCCATTTATCGTCTAGCCGGTGTTCAACCACTTTTCCGAATACCGCGTCGGCGTGAATCAGGCTGAAACCGCCGTATAGGTAATCGCCAATAATGGCCACGTGATGCGGAATTTCCGTGTTATAGGCAACCAGCGCCACATCGCCCACTTGCATATCGGGTGCCGGTTCGCCGAACTGTTTCTGCAACTGTTCGCGCAAGCCATCGTTATTTGGTTCGCGGCCGTAATGCGGTTTATCGTGCGTTATGTCAAATCCGACATCGTGGCAAGCCACCACCACCAAGCCCACGCAGTCCAAATGCCGCGCCGTTCTTCCCCGATGCCGGAACGGAACGCCCAGGTATTTACGCGCTGCGTTTGCCAGCGTCATTCAGTCAAAAACCACGGCGTATCGGAAAGCGATCCGCTGTTCGGGCCGGGCTTGGTAGCGCCGGGCGTTGCAAGGCTGGCTTCATCGCCCACCGGAATATAGGGTTCGCCCCGGAAGTTTAGGGCATTGTCCCAATCGTCCTTGCAATTCCGAATGAAATGCTTGCCGCATTCAGTACGCCATTTGAAGGTGTCGCCCACTTCAATCGGGTAAGCGGTTGGGAATGTCAGGTCAACAGAACCCAAATCCGAACCACCCGTCGCGCCATAAGGCCCCCATGCGGCGAAACCGCTAGGCCCACTATGGGCAAATGAAGGCGTTTTGAAGCAGCCTGTTACAGCTTGCGCACTACTGAACAAAGAAGCGCCTACAAATAGCGCGGTGTTAGGTGTGAAGCTGAATGTGTTTCCGGTTCCGGCGGCAGGGTCGCCCACCCATGTTCCGTTCAATCCCCACCAGATTTTCCCGGCATCAAAATCCACCGCCACCATCATGTTTTGGCCGGCGCTAAGGAAACTAGCGCCAAAAGGGCTTGTGTTTGCCGCATTAAAATATGATTTTGCGCCCGCTGTATTATTTGCTTGCAAACCCCACCCATCAGTCGTCGCACCTATGTACGTTGTAAGCGACTGCGTTGATTTGCAAAGTCCGGCAATCATTGAACCAGCCGTGGCGCCGTTCGTGGTGTTGTCGAACTCGAAATAATACTTTCCGGCGTTGCGCGAATTAGTAACGCGCACGGTGCGCCAGGCGTTGTTGTTCGTACCATCGCGGGTCACAATCAAATCACTACCGCTAAGGGTTAAATCCGCGCCTTTGTCGGCTGAATTGAAAACGGTATCCGTTCCAGGCGAACCACCCGAACCGCCGCCGATCGTAACCGTATGCGCTTCGATCTCATACGAACGGCCCGCATTGTCGCCGGTCAAAAATTGCACAATGCCGGGCTTCAAATCGCCTTCAGCCAGCGCGGTATCGGCTGAAAACTGCCGGTCTGTTTCAGTGCCAACAGCGGAAACGGTGCCTGTTTCCCAAAGCGCCGAAATATCCACGCCGCAGGCCGTTGAACCAAAATCAGCACGGCAGGTGAGTGAATCCACTTCGCAAACCGTCTGTTTGAATTGCTGGCTAATCGAGCGCAGTTCGCAGAAAGCCGAAAGGCCGCCCACCACACGCGCTTGGCCGAGCGTTCCGGCCATTACGATTTCATGGCGGCCGGTGGTCAAATCGTTGTAATTGACGCGATACAGCACGAACGGGGCCGAATCATAACGCCCAGCGTTAATGTCTGCTTCCACCACTGGCCCCAAATCGAACGCGGGCACAAGGATTTCCGCGTCGGCGTTATCCACGCCCATGTCGCCGGTCAGCGACAGGTTTGACGGAATGAAGCCGGCCATTGCCGAATACGTCACCGCACCGTCGCCGTCGTTGTAGGTCACGTCTTGATCGAGTGTGCAAACGCCCAGCACGGGTAGCGCCGTGCCAAATGCGCCCACGTTTCGCTCAATGCGTAGCAGTAAACAGGTGGTGTTCACCTGTTCATCCAAATGGGTTTGAAGGATCGCCGGTATGGTTTTCATCAGAAAAAGACTTCTTCCAGGTCAACGTTTGAAGAAAGCGCATTCAGGGTGTTGAAGTCGAAAATCAGTTCATCGGAACTGAATCGCACCGGCACATCGAATTCGCCTGTCCATGTCAAAGCCTGCGCGGCCGTCCATGCGGTTGTAGGGGTGAATAGCCCTGTGGTGGCGTCCAGCGTTCCGGCCTTTGCTACTCCATTGGAGTACACGGTCACACTTCCCGAAACCGGCTTTTTAATCGCGCGGGTAACCGTTGTGCCGCCGAATGTGTAGCTTTTGTATAGCTGCACCGGGGTGGTATTCGCGCCGGGCGTGTTGCCAATGGCTTCGGCCGTTGCCGAATAGTCAGCCCAATCCTTGAACCGGAAGCCCCTTGCAGCACCTTGGCAAGCGTTGAAAGCGGCAATCACCAAAGCGCATTTGGCCGGGCTGATATTCTGATACGGGGCGCTGTACCGATAGCGCGGGCGCGAACGCACCGCCCGCCTGCGGATCACACCGGAACGCAATTCAACGGTTTCGGTGTACCAAGTGGGGCCGCCGGCAAAGCCGTTTGCCACTTCATCCAGTAACCGGCTTTCAATAAATTCAGCCATCAGCCATTCCTTGCAAGTGCCAAGCGTTGTTTTTCAGCCACGCGGCTTGCAATCTGCAAGGCCGTGCGGCGTTCAGTCATGGGTGAAACGTTCACGGTGATGTTTGAGCCGCCCGCGTTCGGACGAACCATTCCTGCCCCGCCGCCCATCATCAAAAAGTCTTTACCTTGATAACTCAGCATTTCGGGGCCGTTTTCGTTCACGCGGTACAGCCGATTTCCTTGCACCGCACCACCGGAAGCCCGGCCGCCGCCAAACAACGAACCGAAAAAGGAACCGATACTGCCGCCGAACGAACCGCCACCCGCGCCACCGAATCCACCGAACAGGCTTTCGATGGCTTGCTGGGCCAGAATCCGTGCAATCTGCTGCACCACCGAATCGGCGAACGATTCGAAGGCATCCTTTGCGCTCATTGAGCCGGTCAAAAATCCGGCAAATGCATCTTCAGCCGATGAACGAAACTGATCCATTGCCTGTTGCGCTCTTGCCGCTTGGTCGATGGCCTGTACAAGGCCGGCCGCTTGTTCGGCTTGCGCATCAGAAGCGCCGGGGTTATTGAGTAAAAACGCGCGTTTTGCCCGTTCTTCATTGGTCAGGCCAAGCAATTCCAATTCATTGCGTAGCCGTTCCAGTTCTTCTTCAGCAGGGGTCTTTTTGCCCTGAATGGCTTCCACTTCTTTCTGGTACAGTTCCAGCGCGTTTTCGCGGGCGAGGTTCAGCTTAATGGTGGCTTCTTCATCCAGCTTGCCCAGGCGTACCAATTCCGATTCAGCCGAAATAATATCCAGCATTGAACGGGTATAATCTTGCGCGGCCTGAACTATTGGCCCGCCCATTTCAGCGGATTGATTCTCAAGTATCCGGTTCAGGTTTTCGTTTGTGTCAGCCAAGGCGCGGGCTGCTTCTTCAGCGGCACGATCTGCTTCGGCTTTGGCTCGCGCAGCTTCAGCGGCTGCTTTACTGCTATTCGAGCCTGTTTTTTTAGGCGGGTTTAATAATGCGTCAATCGCAGCATTCGACGACCTTGGCGTTCTAGATATTGATGGCGGTTCAAAATTGCTGAAATCAATTTTTGCATAAGCTTCCTGTTCGTTCACTTCAGCAAGCAAAGCTTGGAATTCACGCAATTTTTTAGCAGTTGATTCGTTAAGTAAATTCTTACCGTTAAAATTACTAAAATCCGCGCCAATGTTTAACGGGTCTTTTAATATATCTATACGGCTTTCGATGTACTTCTTATTGCCGCTTGCCCCAGCAGTTGATCCACTTACAATTTCACCGGCAAAGTTACCCCAGTATTCTGCCACATCTACTATGCTTTCCAGTACCTTTAAAGATGCAGTTGCAAGCGTGAGCATTGTATTAGCGCCGCTTTTTATTTTTCCTACAAAATCAGGCGATGCCATATAGTTCGCAAACCCTTTCATTTCAGGCAAAAGGTCTTGTGCTAACTTTAAAAATGCGCCTTGCATGGCGGCTTTTACTTCATCCATTGAATCATTGAATGCGTCAGCGTCACGTGCCATTTCCGATGAAATGACAATGCCCAATTCTTCCGCGCGCGCTTTTAAATCATTGATTCCACGGCTGCCCAAATTGAGCAAAGGAATCAAGTCTGGGCCGATTCGTTCACCGAACAACTTAGCGGCCAGTGCGGTTTTTTGAAGGCCATCAGGCATGCTGGCGAATATGTCGGAAAGCTGCACCAATGCCTGGTCAGACGTTGTTGCAGTAATTCCAAGGGCTTTAAGGTCGCTATTGTTTTGAACCAGATCAACAGACACCTTTGCCAAGGCTTTCTGAAGCTGACCTACATCAACTTCACTTTGCGACGCGGCAAAACTCAAGGCCGAAAGCGATTCAACCGTAACACCGATTTTCTGCGCCACCTTGCCCATTTCATCGGCCGCATCAACCGCTGATTTGATGCCCACAGCAAACGCCGCAAAACCAACAGCGGCCGCAGACGCCAAAGCGGTGCCCACAGCGCTGATGCTTTTGTCGATGTTCTTCGCCATCTGTGCAGCACGGCATTCGGCCCGCTTGGTATCGGTTTCGAATTTGCCGGTCTTCATCAGAATATCGACGGTTAAGGTGCCAAGGCTCATTTTTTGCGGTTCCTTTGGGTGGCTTGAATCACTTGCATATCAATTTCAGACAGTCCGGCCGCGTCATACGGCGTTGGAAGTGCCCGCAAAAAGTCTTTCAGTTCGGCCTTGCCGCCCTGTACCCGCTGGGTTACATAGGCGTTCATTGCGGCTGGTTCGTCGTATCGGCGTCGGTAATCCACCGGCCCATGCAGTTCAACGTAGGCAAACCACGCGCCGAATTCGTCCATTGGCATCCGGGCTTTCAGGTCGGTGACCGTCATGCCCAGCGCCAGTGCCAAGTCGAACCACATCTTTTCGTCGGGGTCGGTGGTCAGTCTTTTTTTGCGTCGTCATGCGCCCGCTTGCCAAAGCCGGAAGCCTCAAGGCATCCGGTGACCAGGGCGTTATACGCTTTTACCGGGAATTCACCGGCCGCCGCAGGGCTTTGCAGCCGTTTGATGCCATCGGGGTGAACCCAGCTTTCATAAATCAGGTGATCGTCGGCGTTTTCTTTTTTCTGAATAGCCGCGAATTCGGAACGCATCAAAGGCAGGAAATGGGCGATGTATTGTTCGCCATCCAGTTCGATGGTTTTTTCGACAGGAACGCGCACGGCGTCCAGCTTGAGTGAGAATAAATCTTTCATGCAGAATTCCTAATTTGAATTCAGCCGGGCGGGTATGCCACGGCGAACGGCACAGAGCCGCCCGACTGATTCAAAAAGCCGTTGAAGTTTTCGCCGTTATTCGGGTTTAGGTGTGGTAAACCCAGGTGAAGTTGCCGCTGGTTTGAATCGTGGCGGTGGCTTTCACCACGTCGTTGGACGGGGCATCGATCACCAAGCCGGAAACAAAGCCGTCGAACTTCACCGACGAACGGGAAGCGGCGGCCGGTTGCACGATCACCGAAGCCGAAGCGGTCGGCGCGGTGGTGCCGTCCGACAAGCCAATGCACCACGACTTAGTAGCGCCGGCATCTTTCAGTGCCACGAACGATTGCAGGCTGGTGTCCAGCGGGTCGAACAGCAGCTCAACGGTGATGGCACCCGGATTTGCCAAGCCGGCCACAAACGAACGGCTGGTGGCGGTCAGCAGGGTGGTTTCGATTTGGTCAACGGCACCGGAATCGATACCCGTCATCGAGATAACAGGGGCGACAGCGGTGACAGCGGCGGCAGCCGAAGCGTAATAAAGCTGGGTGCCTTGGGTTTTTGTTGCGGCCATTGCGGGGTTCCTTTGGTTCAGGGTTAAAAAAACCCGCAAGCGCGGGCATAAAAAAACCCCTTTCGGGGCGTTGGGTTAACGGGCTTTGATGAACTCGAAGTCCATCGAATACCGATAAATGCCGGTTTCGGCATCCTTTTCATTCAAATTCAAACTCACGCACACGCCCACAGGCTCAAGTGCAGTTCGAACCACTTCGGCTAGGGCGATAGAAGCGGCACCAGTTGCCGCCCAGCAGTCTATTTGCGCGCGCATGGTGTCGTAAAACGAACCTTGCGTCAGCTTGTTGGTGGGTGTGCCTGAAATGGTCTGCCAGGTCACGTACGGAATCAGGGTGCCTTGCGGGGCAAATCCAAAAGGTTCGCAACGGCACGAATCTCCTGCACCAATAATTGCAGTAACCGGCGCGGCAACAGACAGTGTGGCGAAAATGGGCGGGATCATTTTTTCACCACCTGACGTTCCAAAAGGGTTATTTGCTTGCGCAGGTTTTTGGCTATTTCTTCCAATGCTTCATCTTTCTTTGATTCAAATGCCGGCCTTAAAAACGGCCGCGCTTGCATCTTTTCGGTTCCGAATTCGAAGAAGTACCAGTAAAAGGCATTGCCACGGCTTTCGTATGTTTCACCTACCCTGCCACGGCGAACATTTAATCGGGTATTGGCATACGTGTGTTTCTTTGATCTAACGCCGATTTTTATCAGTTCGGCCTTGCCGGATGAAAGTTTGGCACGATAATGAATAATGTTTGAACTCAGCAGCCCCGTTTCTTTTGGGGCGCGTCGCCGCGCTTCATCACGAATGATTTTAGAACCTGAAATAAGCGCCTTTTTAGCAGGGCCGCCATTCTTTCCGCTCACTTCTTTGGGCAGCGCTTTTAATCGATCAAGCAGGCCGTCCAAGCCTTCAACGTTTACGGTAGTCACGGCGAAACCATCAGCACAATGTATCCACGCGCGGTTTCATCCGGGAATGCGTCGCGGATTTTGTACGTGCGGCCATCGAATACGATCCGCATGGCCGAGGTAATGCCCGAATCATAGCGAATCGTAACGCGGGCCGTTATGCCGGCCTGTTCGGCCGATGCGCTCAAATATTCCTTGCCGGAAATCGGAACCACCATCGCCGGAACGTCGGCCAAGTACGTGCCCCAGCTTTCCAACTGTTCGCCGGTCACTGGGTCTTTCGTTGGGGTCAGCGATTGGATGGTAATCCGGTGGCGTAGTTTCCCGATAATCACAGGCCAAGCTTCCGGTATGGGTATGTCAGGCGGTCGTATGCGTCATTGGCAAACAACTGTTTTTCCGCACCGATCTGGCGGTTTTCGAACAAATCGCCCACGTGCAGCAGAATGGCGCTTTTGATCGGGGCCGGAACCGCCGCGGCTAAACCGTAACCGGCCACAAAACGAATGGTCACGGCGTTGGCAGTGTCCATCGTTGCTGGCCAGCCATCGGCATCAACCACAATCCAGCCGGGGTCGCCGGCCGTGTCCACCTGATACCGCGCGGAATCGAGGGTTTGTTCCACGCCGGCTTCGTCCAGGTACTTCACGAACGTAACCGATTGAATCGGCGGCAGCGGCATCTTTATTTCGGCCGAAGGGAACTTGTCGAGCACGTATTCCCACGTTTGGGTTACCAATGCCCGGCCAAGTAATCCATTGGGGCCGTCAAGGGCTTGCGTGGCCGCGTCGGTGTAAATGGTGATCAGGGCATCTTCAGACGAACCGATCACGCGCAAATGCGCCTTCACGGTTGCCGAATCCACAGGGTTGACGCTAGGCGCGGTGATTAACTTCAGGCTCATTTCGTTGCGTTTCCTGTGCGTTGTTGCGTTGCGTTTCGATTTCTGCCGGCCTTGAATCAGGGTTCATGGCTGGCCGTTCAAATTCCACCTGCACCCGTTCGGATACTGGTGGCGCTGTGCGGGCTTGTGCGGTGATTTGCGGCCGTACCGACACACTGGCCGAACCAGAGCGCGGAAACCGCTTGCGCAGCGTTTCCAGCAGGCCCCAAGCGTTGCCCCACGCCTTGCCCCAGGATTTACCCCAAGCCGAAGCCATCAGACAGGGCCAAACGGGTCGGCTTCCGTACCCGCGCCGTCAATCGGTAAATTGTTGACCTTGCGGATGTCGCTCAATATCGGGGCCAGTGCCGCCGCCGCCAATACGGCCGCCGCGATTTCAGACGCGGTTGGCCCAGTGCTGCCGCCGGTTGCAATACCCTGCGCCTGAACCGGAACGGTGTATTGCGCCGACACGTTGAACGCGCCGATGGTATTCACCACCGGAACGCCGCCGCCATCCACGAACAAGTTGCCGGTGATTACCAGCGAATGGTTCGCTTCCATCGGACGCACGCGCCAGCCGTTCAGCAGAAAGTAATACGGTGGAATGCTCAGGCCGCTGCCCAAATCATCGCCACCCACCTGACGGAATGCCAAAGGCCATTTGGCGTTGTCGGCTTCCGAATGCCAATCTGCCCAGCGGCTCCAAATTTCGGCCGCCGAAACGCTGGCATCATCAAGGGTGATGATTTTGGTGGCACCATCAAACGCCAGTGCCATTTCTTATACCAAATAGCTAGGATCAGCTTCGGCAGTGGCGGTCAGTGAAATGGTTTTGCTGCGGGTCAAGGTTCCGGTTACCACCACAGGTTTCGCCACGCCGGGGTTGCCGGCCACCAATGTCACCGCCGCGTCAGTGCCGGCGGTACGGCCGCCCTGCACGTTGCCGTCGTAATCGAACGTGAAGCTGATGGAACTGCCGGAAATGGTGCCGGAAATATCAGCCGCCGCGTTATCATCGACCACCACCGCGCCCGATTCGCCGTAATCGTTGGAAGCGCCCGGCAAGGTGGTGAAATACAGCTTGTAATAGCCTGTTCCACCGGACGTGAGATTGGCATTGAAGTTCAGCGAACCGGCAGCGGCATACGGATACGACCGCTGGACGTTGTTTTGGTCCAGGAATACCACGCGGTTCAAGTCGGCCGAAAGCACGTCTTCAATGAATACGCCTTGCGTGGTGTACAGGGTATCGCCCACGAAATAGCAAAGTTGGTCGGCGGTTTTGCCGATTACCGAGCCTGCGCCGGAATCGATGTCCGAGTTTTGGCGCAGCAAATACTGCATTTTTGTATAGATTTCTTCCAGCGTGCCGCCGTTGCCTTCAATAATCTTGCGGAACGGGTACGAACCGCCGCCGATGGTGCGGTTTTGGTCTGAGCCGAAAAACTCCACCGTGATGCCGGTATAAGGTGCGTTTGCCGCCACCGTGGCATCGTTGGCCACAATCTTGCTAACTTCAGCACTCACCGCAATAGGCAAGGCGATTTTATACGCGCCGGTTGCAGTTTCGGCAACGTCGGCCAGCACCGCGTCGTCGTAGGTGTAGTTGTATTCGCGGCAGAAAATCTTGAAGTAGGTGCGGTTGTCGAAGTTGCCGTTCGAGGCATCGCCGAACACCTGAATGGCTTCATTCGGAGCATCGGTAAAGGTGAAGTTAATCGCCGAACCGCCCGAAGCACGCTGGTAATAGAACTGCGCACCGCTTGGGAAGCCCGAAGCCAAGCCCACCATGCCAACATATTGACGGTTTAACACGCCCGCGCCGGAATATTCACTCCAGCCAGAGTTGCGGATCATTTGGCGGGTGGCATCGTTGGCCGGTTTCCAGCCGTTGTATGAGCCGCCAGGGTCGCGGCCGAACACATACTGGCCTGAACGGTTATCCACCTTATTCATAGGGAACGGGAACGGCTGATACGTGGACGTTGCCCACAGATCCACAAACTTCGACCACAGGGCGTTACCGTCCACGCCATCTTTGGCCACCAGTGAACCACCCACCGATAGGGTGAAGGTTTTCGCGCTGGTGTCGAACGAAAGGTTCGTGCCGACAATCAAATCATCGGGGTCGGTAATCATTGCCATGAATCAATTACTCCAGGTAGGTGGTATCGGTTACTTGCGCAACCGGCAGGCTTGCATCGCTGCTGGACAGCGCATAATTGCGGATGAAAAACGGAATCTGGCCGGATTTGTAAACCGCAATATCAATGTTTTCCGGGGTTTCGTACACGTACGCATAAGACGTTCCGGCGTAGGCATCCACCTGCACCCGCACCGTTTCGGTGCCGGCGGCCAGAATCACAATATCGGAACCTGTCACCAGTCCTGTAAGCGTCAGCGTTACCGTGTCGAGCGCGTACGGGTTGCCGCCTTGCGCCACCGACGTGGTGACGGTTGGAATGGCGATGTTGGTTAGCAGATTACCGGCGTTGGCCGTGGCACAGGTGGCGCGAACCTTCAGTTTTGCGCCGGTTGCCGGTGTAATAGCGCCCGCGCCGTTCAAATTGGTGGCATTCAGCGTCAGCCAGCTTCCGTTATAGCCGCTGCCGAAGTCATACTGGAATTCGTAGGTGTTATTCCCGGTATTCGTACCGGCCAAGGTAATGGCAAGGTTCGCCAGGGCTGTATGGCCTTTGGCGAAATACGGCATTTCCCATGTGACCTGATCGCCCACAGTAGTCAGCGCCACCTGCCCCGCCGAGTTGAAGCGCGGTGTGCCGGCGGTAATCGCGCATTGTGCAGCACTTGCGGTGGTCGGTTCGTTGCACAGAATTTCGATTTTGCCGACGGTGGCCGATGTGAAACTGTCTTTCCAGTGCGTACCGTACACCGATGTCTGGCCGGTGGTGGCACCAGTCAGGCTTACCGCCTTTGCCACGGTGTTCAGCGATGCAATCACCGAAGTGTCGGCGTAGTCGCCCTTCACGTCTTGTATCACCACGCTGTTATCCGAGTTCACGAACGCCCAAGGGCCGGTTCGTGTGTTGCTGGTGTACAGCTTTTGAAGCCGAATGCCGTCGTTATTGCCGCCGCCGTTGAAAATCACACCGGACGCGTTGGCGCTGCCCAAGTTCAAGGGCGAAGCGTACGTGCCAATATTGCGCACGGTTATGTCGTAACAGGCGGCAGCACTCACAATGCCGTTGTATGGGTGAACGTTGGTCAAGCCGATAAAATCGACACCATTCACCATCGGTTCCACGCAGCCGGTGGTGAATTCCAGCGCATAGTGCGGATTGGTTGCGGTGGTGGTTCCGGTGAATTGGTCGGCGTAACGGTAATTGGTGAATATCGGGCGCTGCGCACCGACTTGAAGCATTTTGCCGCCGATGTTGACGCAGCTCGCCCAGGTGCAATCTACGTTCTGCGTGGCCGTCCATGTGCCGGTGGTGGCGTTGCCCCGCGTCAGCAGGGTTTGGCTTTTCACGTTCGAAAACGTGATGCCCTTGTTATAGTTTGCATTGCAGACATACGCGCCCGAAGCGGCCAAGCTGAAACGTGCCAGCAGCGCATTTTGGAACGTCCCGCCACCGAAACAGGAAACCATGTTCAGCGCGAAGTTCAACTGCGCCTGGGTGGGCGAAACAATCACATCATCAACGTTAATCGCGGCGGCGATTTCCTGCAAAATCAGGCTATCGCTTACCGCTGAACGCAATACATCGGCACGGTAGGCTTGCAGAAAATTGCCGTACCATTGGAACACCGCGCCTTTAATCTGAATATCACCTGCGGCTGTGGTTACAAACTCTTGCCGGGTGGCCAGTGTGGCGTTTGGTAACACGCGAAGGCCGGAACCGCCCGCCGTGCGGGTGCAGCAGGTCATAATCACATTGGGAATGCGAACACGGCAGCCTGACGGTGGCAGAAAGCCCACGTTATTCGTGCCGTCAAAGCCGATTCGAATGCCGCCAGTGGTTTGCCAAACAATCTTGCCGCGTTCATCGGTTGGGATGGTTGACGCGGCCACAATCGAACCCGCGCCCGCGAAACGTTCATAAACGCCCGTCCCGTTGCCGGTTTCAATCCATACGCCGGGGAAAACACCTGCCACAGTGGCGGTGGTTGGGCATGCCAACACCTGATTGCGCGAACCGCTGGTGGTTCCCAACTCAAACCAGTCGCCATCCACTTCAAACTGGCCGATTCGCGGCACAGTGATGGTGGCGGTATCTGCACCGCGCACTTCAATCCAGCCCACTACGTCTGCACCAGTGGCAGTGGCACCGATACTGGTTAAAGCGCCGGCCGCAAAGTTGCCGCCAGCCTTGTTTTTGATTTTGATGAAGCCGCTGGCCGGCATTGCAGCGCCGGACGCGGTGGGTTCAACCAACCAAGACGACCACACGCCCAGCAATGTGCCGGAAACGCCGCCCTGGCTGATACTGGTGCCAACCGCCGGAACGTTGCCCGATCCGGTGTTGTACGGAATGACCCGCACGTTTTTACCGTCAATTTTCAGCTTGCCGCCAATGCCGGAATAGGTCACGGTATCGAGCGAACCAAACGCCGCGCTGTGATTCGCGCACTGATAGGTATCGGTGTCGATCAGCAGCGTGGTGCCGTTGGAAATGGCATAACTGTCCAGCGTTGCGTTCGTTGACCCGCCTGAAAGTGTGTCCCAGTTGGTCGTAGCGCCGCCGTTGACGGTGAATGCAGTCATTTATGGCTCAGTTAAGGTTGTTTTTTCGGGCGGCCGCGATGTTTCGGCGCGTCTGCCACAGGTTCGGGGGTGGGTTCGGGCTTTACTTCAGCCTGAATTGCCGGTTTGTCGATGGTGCCGTGCAGCGCATAACGCACCGCAGCGGGGTGAAAATCAACCATGCCGGCATAATTCACGGCATCGGCTTCTTCAATTTCGACCACTTCGCCGGGCTTTCGATAGGTATCACCGACGACGCAATCGCACAAAACAAGGGCTTGTTTAGCCATTTTCAATTCCCAATAAAAAAGCCCCGCCGAAGCGGGGCTTTTTCGGTTGTTGGCCGCTTAGGTGGCCGAGTTGGCGTAATGCTTGACGGCACCACCAGAGGCGTCGACAAAGTTGCCGCCCGAACGGAACCATGCCAAAAATCCGACTTGGCCTTTTTTGGCATAAGCCGAATCGTTGAAACGGAACAACTGAATGTCCAGCGCGTCGCGGATGATGTAGTAGCTGAAATCACCGAACAGGATGGATTTGGCGTTGGCAGCCATCACGGCCACATCGTTGTTCACGATGATGTCCGAACCCATAAGCTGATCCGGCGCACCGGCAGGGCCAGCGTCATAGCCAGGCACGAACAGCGGACGGCCGTTGCTGTCTTTGATCTTGCGAATATTGCGCAAGGACAGATCGTTCAGCATGAACTTGCCTTTCCCGCCGGCGCGATAAGCTTCATCAACCGAATGCTGCAAATCGACCAGATCGTCGTAAATCACGCTGGTGGTTTGGCCGGAAAGACCGGCTTTACCAACGCCGGAAGCGGTCACGATACCGTTCGGCTGTCCAGAGCCGGTGCCGACGGTGAAGTGTTGGTTTGTGATGCGGCCGATACGTTCCGACAAGCGGGCGCGAACCAATGCTTCCACATCGACGGCCGAATCTTGTAGCAATTCAATCGGGACGGTAATCACTTTCGAGCTGTATTTGAACACGTTCAGCGCAGCGGAACCGAACACAGCATCCGCGTCGGTTGCGGTGGTATTTTCACCGATCAGTTCACCGACTTCGGCCGTGCCGTTGGTGGTCGGATAGTTCATCGGATTGCCTTTATCAGTGACAAGCACCTGGGCAGCCTGACGCATACCGCCGTAGGCTTTCAAGGCTTGCACCAATTCCTTCGCAACGTCGGTCTGAACGCTGAAACCACCTTCAGAGCCGGTGGTGGTGGACATGGTGTTCTGGAACTCGCCTTTGCGCAGGAAATTGCTGAAAGACGACGGCACTTTGCCATCCATTTCACGGCCGCCGAGGTTTTCGATGGCCTTGTCACCTGCCAGTTTCATCAACTGTTCTTCGCGGGCGATGCTGGCATCAACACGGTTCACCTCATCCATCAAACCGTCAAACTTGGCGGTATTTTCGGCAGTCCAGCTTTCGCCGGATTGGTCATGCAGGTTGCGGGCTTGCTTGGCCAGTTCGGCTTTTTTCTCCCGCAGTTGTTGGATACTCATTTTTGAAACTCCTTGTTTAAGGCAAAAAAAACCGCCCGGATGGGCGGCGTTGGTATCAGCGCGGGAGAACCTACGCGGATATTTCTGCAAGGCGCAAAGCGCGGCTGCGTTTGTCCTTGGCATTTGGGGTCACGGTTTCGGTTTCCGATTCAGTGTTTTCGGGCGGTTCCGATTCAGCGGGCGGTGCGATTTCAGGCGCTTGAGAGTAGGCGCTCAGGTTCCAGGTATTGCCGACAGCTTGGGTTTTCTCAGCCAAGCGATCTGCGAACTTCATTTCGATGGCTTTATCAGCATCCAGCCACGTTTCAGCGTCCATCATTGCGGACAGTTCGGCAGGCTCAAGGCCAGTTTTAACCACATAATCGGCGCAAATGCTGGCATCTATTTTTTCCAGCAGTCCCGCGCATTCATTCATTGCATGGCGGTCGCCAGCGGCGATTGTCCAGCCGTTGTGAATCATGATGAACGCACCGGGCGCAATTTCCACTTCATCGCATCGTGCCGCAATATAGGACGCGGCCGATGCGGCCAGGCCGTCGATATGTGCCACGAATTTGCCGGGGAATGCCAGCATGGCGGCGGTGATGGCGCGTGCTTCGAACACATCGCCGCCCGGTGAATTGATGTGCAAATGGATGGTTTCAGCGCCACGGAATTTAGAAAGGGCTTCAACGAACATCATGGCTGTGACGCCGCCACCTGTCCAAAAATCTTCGCCGATCATGTCATAAATGAATATCTCAGCTCGGCCGTCGGTCATGGCAGCGCGGAAATCGCGCTTAACGCCTTTATTAAGCGCCAGCAGTTTCGGAAGTTTGTTCATTGGTGTTTCCTTGTTGATTGATTTGGTCGGAAAAAATCAGTTTGTCGCCGCCGTCGATTGGCGGCAGATTTTTCAGCCGTCGCACTTCATTGACCGCCATCCAGCCTTGCGAACCGGGGCCGCCCAATGCTTTACCGAAATATTCGGCTTGTGTTTTTGAATCGCCTTGCATCAGCGAATCGGTGTTGAATTCGCAAAACAGCTTCAGGCTACGCGGCCACAGCTTGCGGTTCAGTTCGTCTTCAATACGGCTTAAGTGCGGGCGCAGGGTGTAGGTCACGAAACCAATGCCCATTTGTTCGATGCCAGTGCCCCAACTGGTTGATTTTTCGGTGTCGCCCACCATGAACGGCGGCACACCGAAGGCGCGGGCAATGTCGGTCACTTGGAACTTGCGGGAATCCAGCAACTGCGCGTCAACGGCGGTCATACTCAGTTGTCTGATGTCCAGCCCTTCGGTGAGCATCAATGGACGGCCGGTTGGGCCTTGGCCAGAACCATACGTTGCAACAAAGGCTTCGCGGAAATCGTCTTGCTGGCCGGGCGTCATGGCTTTTGGCGCGGTTACCGCATATTGCACATGAGCGCCGGAAGAAAAGAATTTTGATGAATGGTTATCGGCTTGGTATGCAATGCCAACAGCACTTCGGGCGGCTTGGCCGATTACCGACGGCGCGTCCAGTCCATCAAACCCGGCGTTCGGGAAGTCCAGCACATCGTCTTGATCTGCATCAAAATAGCCGCTTCCTTCGGCGTTTCGGATTCGGTACGCCAGGCGCTCATTCCGAGCGCCCCACTTGTAAACAGTGACCAGCTCACGCGGAACCGGCACGATTTGTTGCACAGGGCCGGATTGGTTTGGGCCGCGATAGAGGTATGAAATACCCCTGCCACGCAAAAGCATTTGCCAAACCTGAAATTCCCAAAAGGAATGCGCGGTGAATGCCGGGCAAGGCTGTTCGTTCAGCAGCCACCAATATTCGTGGTCAAAGCGGTCGCGGCCGGTTTCGCTGCGCTTGAATATCGGCAATGGCATCGACGCAATAGCACCAGCAATCAACCGGACACAGGCATAAACGGCAGAAACGCGCATGGCTAAATGCGGTGTCACGTTCACTTCGCCAGGCGCGGTCATGTCGAAAATCTGGCCCATACGAACGGCATCACTTGACGGTACGTTTTCAAGGTTCAGCAGTGGTTCAATCCGTTCGATACGCGGCACCGCTTCCGGTTTGCGCCCGAACAGATTATTGATAATTCCCATGTTAAAACCTCACGAAACCTTGCGTTATAACCGTTGGTTCACTCACGGCCATGCTTCGGCCCATCGCGCTACAAAGCGCCACAAAGCCGTCAATTTTGTTTTCAGCGCGTTCCTTGCGCGGATATACGTTGTCTTTCGCGTCAACTTTCGCCACCACGTTCGACATCATCCAGTTCAT